ATGGCGAGAGAGATTCCAGACATTCCGCAGGACATTCAGCAGCAGCTGAACAAGACGCCCGCCGAGCGCAAGGCCGAACTCGAAACCCGACGGCAAACCCGGCTGGACGCTTTGACGCCTCAGCAACGCCAGGCCGCTCAGGATCGCATCGACCGCATCGAAGCGGTGCCGATCGACAAACGGCCCACGTTCGTGCAGGCGTCGCGACTGGCGATGGTCGCCCGTTCGATCCGCTCGCAGATTGATGCGGGCCTGAAACTGGATGAGGCCTTGTCACTGCTGACCACTGACGAGACCGACGCCGTTAACTGGTTGACCGATCAACTGATCGCGGAAAGGAGCGTTTGATGGCCTTGGCAATCGACATCGCTGACGCCGTCGTCGCTGAACTGGCGGGCGGCGCGTTCAGTCAGCCGATCACACCCGTTCGGCGCGTGCTGCCGGAATACGAACTGGCGGACCTGAAAGACTTGCGGGTCACGGTCGTGCCCGCCTCGGTCGAGATCGAGGGCGCGTCGCGGGTGTTGAGTCAGCACGACGTGCGGATAGACATCGGCATCCAGAAGAAACTCGGCAAGGCGCTCGATACCGAGGTCGCGCAACTGTGCGGCCTGGTCGAGGAGATCAGCGAGTTCCTCAAGCGTCGGCCGCTCGTGGCAACTCCGTATGCGGTATGGGTCAAGTCGGCCAACGAGCCGATCTACGCCGCCGACCACCTGGCCGATCAGCGAACGTTCACCAGCGTGCTGAGCGTGACCTACAGGGCTTTGAGATGATCCGCTTCGAGATCAAGCAGCTGTTCTTCGACACCAAGGCGGTGCGCAGCAAGCTCGACGCGACCACGCGGCGGGTGCTCTCGAAGTTCGGCGCGTTCGTGCGGCGGACGGCGCGCAGCAGCATCCGTAAACGCAAGCGCATCAGCGAACCCGGCTCGCCGCCGAGCAGCCATTCGGGCCTGCTGAAGAAGTTCATCTTCTTCGGCTACGACCCGGTGAAGCGCAGCGTGGTCATCGGCCCCGAGCGATTGAGCCAGAAGGGACGCGGCGAAGCGCCGCACCTGCTGGAGTACGGCGGGACCGGCACGGTCGAGCGGCAAGGCAAACGCAAACGAGCGAAGGTACGGGCAAGGCCCTTCATGGGACCGGCCTTCGAGAAGGAAGAACCCAAGCTGGCCGCCATGTGGCGCGACAGCATCACGTAAGGAGACACTGAACATGGCGACCTATGTATTGGGCATGAACGCCGGGCTGTACCAGGGTGCGGCCGGTTCCACCACGCCAGGGAGCATGAGCGAGGTGGACAACGTCCGCGACGTGACGCTCAGCATGGAAGCGGGCGAAGCGGACATCACCACGCGAGGCAACAACGGCTGGCGGGCGACCGCCCCGACGCTCCGCGAATGCACCGTCGAGTTCCAGATGGTCTGGAAGCCGGGCGACACCGTCTTCGAGGCGATCAAGACCGCCTTCCTCTCGGCGGGCACCGTCGCGCTGGCCGTGCTGGATCAGAAGGTGGGCATCTCGGGCGCGCAAGGCCCGCTGGGCGACTTCTCGATCACGAACTTCAGCCGCAACGAGGCCCTCGAAGAGGCCATCGTCGCCGACGTGACGGCCAAGCTCGCGGTCTTTGTCGAATGGCATGAGGTGTAACCCATGAAAACCTTCACTGACGCTGCCGGACGCACCTGGACGATCGCGCTGAACCTCGGCACGGCCATGGCGGTCAAGGACAAGCTGGGCGTGGACCTGCTTCAACCTGAAGCGGGCGATCCACCGCTGCTGACGCGGCTGGGCACGGATGAACTGCTGCTTGGCGAGGTGCTCTGCGCCTTGCTGGGCGAACAGTTCGACGCCCATAAGGTCAGCGACGCGGACGTGCGGAACAGCTTCGATGGAGGGACGCTGCTGCTGGCCCAGCAGGCGTTCTACGAGGAGCTGATCGATTTTTTCCGCAAGCGCGGCCGGGCCGATCGCGCCCGCGCCGTGGAAACCCAGATGAAGCTGATCGAGAAGGCGGTCAAGGCCATCGAGACGCGGATCGAGGGGTTCGACCTCGACCAGGCGATCCATGGCGCGATGTCTGGTTCATCGCCGGATGCCTCGGAATCGGCCCCGGCGAGATCGGCAGGCTGACGCTGCGACAGCTTCTGTGGATGGCCGAAGGCCACGGCCGCGATGCATGGGGCCGGATGTCGGTGCTCTGTGCCCTGATCGGCAACGCCAATCGCGACCCGAAGAAGGGACGGGCCTTCAAGCCGTCGGACTTTGACCCGTACGACAAGCAACCCGGCGAGGTGATCGAAGTCACCCCCGAAACCATCGGCACCCTCAAAGAGGCCTTCCTCCAACAGCAAGGCCGGAAAGGATTCTGAACATGGACTTCAACGGACTGATCGAAAGCGCGGGCAAGTTCCTCAACTCCGGCATCGGCTTCGCCCTGGTGTGGGCGGGCATGGTCGGTGTGTTCATGTGGCTGGCCAGCAAGTTCAACCCGTTCCAGGAGAAGTGGAAGGCCTGGGAAGGGTCGATCATCACCGGCATCAAGCTGGCCGAGAAGGAAATCCCCGACGACACGCCCAACGCCGGGCTGGCCAAGCTGGATGCGGCGCTTCGCTTCGTGCTCAAGGCTTACGCCGACGCCAACAACGGCAAGCAGCCGTCCGCCAAGCTGGTCGAGGAGATCAAGCAAGGCATCCAGATCAAGCACTCGGACCTCGACCGCTTCGGCGGACTGAGCAAGTCGAGCACGTGATGAAGTGGGTGATCGCCATCCTGACCGCCTTCTTCCAGGCCCTCTTGCCGTGGGTCGCCAAGCAGCGGCCCACGGCGGAGGACGCCGACCCGGATCGGGAAACGCGCGACAAGCTGCGCGACCGGATTCGCAAGCACTGGAGAAACCCCCGGAGGTAGCCATGAGACGCGCCAAGCTGGAAATCTACCGCGACTCGAAACGCGAGTGGCGCTGGCGACTGCGGGCGTCCAACGGCCGCATCGTCGCCGACAGCGGCGAGGGCTATCGCCGGAAGGCATCGATGCTACGCGGCATCGAATGCGCCCGCGTGATGCTCAGCGCCGACGTGCCCGTCGTGGAGGTGAAGTGATGATCCGCAAATTGCTCCCATTCCTGCTGCCCATTCTGTTGCTGCCCGGCTGCATGCGCACGGTCTACGTCCCGCACGGCACGCCAGTGCGTCTGCGTGAAACGGTCAAAGACGTGAAGGTCTGGGTGAAAGACGCCGACGGCGAACCGGTTCCGGGCCGCATGGACCTGTATGAGGGCTGGTTCGCCTTGCCGCTGGAGGAGGACGAGTAGGTCATGCCCAGCGCCCGTGGCATTCGAGCAGGACGCGCGTTCGTCGAGTTGTTTGCCGACGACAGCAAGCTCGTGCGCGGTCTGCGCCGGGCCGAGAAGCGTCTGAAAGCCTTCGGTGACCGCATCCGCAACTTCGGTTTGAAGATCGCGGGCCTCGGCACGGCCATGCTGACGCCGATGCTCGGTGCGGCCAAGGCGTTCAGCAGCATGGGCGACCAGGTCGCCAAGATGGCCAAACGCACGGGCCTGTCGGTTGAGGCGCTCAGCGAGCTTCGCTTCGTCGCGTCGCAGACCGGCACCGAGTTCGAGTCGTTAGAGATGGGCTTTCGCCGAATGCAGCGGAGCATCTACGACGCCGGTCGAGGTTTGTCGACCGCCAAGGATGCGCTGGCCGACCTGGGCCTGCGCTTCGAAGACCTTGACGGCCTCTCGCCCGAGGAGCAGTTCAAGCTGCTGGGCGAAGCGATCAGCCGGATCGAAGACCCCACCAAGAAAGCCGCCATCGCCATGACCTTGTTCGGGCGGACGGGCACGAACCTGCTGCCGATGTTCGCGAGTGGGGCCAAGGGCATCGAGGAACTGCAGGAAGAGGCCCGGCGGCTGGGTCTGACGATGAGCACCGAGGACGCCAAGGCGGCGGAAGACTTCACCGACGCGCTCGATAAGCTCTGGAAGGTCGTCAAGATGGGTGTCTTTCGCGTCGGGGCGGCATTGGCCCCGGTGCTCCAGCGACTGACCGACACGATCACCGGCGTGGCCACGAAGATCAGCGCGTGGATCGACCAGAACCGTCAACTTATCGTCACCGTGATGCAGGTCGCCGCAGCGATCCTGGCCGGTGGTTTGGCTCTGGCGGCATTGGGTACGGTAATCAGCGGACTGGGTAGCGCCCTTGGGGTGCTCATCACGGTCGTCACCGGCGTGGCGACCGTGTTCAAGCTGCTGGCTGGCGTCATCGCATTCCTGCTCTCGCCGATCGGCCTGGTCATTGCGGCCGTCGCGGCGCTCGGCGCATATCTGGTTTACGCCACTGGCATGGGCGGCAAGGCCCTGACCTGGCTGGGCGAGAAGTTCAACGTCCTTAAAGAGGATGCGCTGACGGCTTACCAGGGTATCGCTGACGCACTGGCTGCCGGGGACATCTCCTTGGCGGCGAAGATTCTCTGGCTGACGCTCAAGATGGAGTGGACGCGCGGGATCAACTTCCTGGAGAAGGTCTGGCTGAACTTCCGCAACTTCTTCATCCGCATCGGCTACGACGCCTGGCATGGGTTGCTAGCTACCGTGGAGATCGTCTGGCACGCGCTAGAGGTCGGCTGGATCGAGACCGTTGCCTTCCTGTCCAAGGCGTGGACGAAGTTCACGTCGTTCTTCGCACGCACGTGGCAGAACATGAAGGCGTGGGCGAAGAAGGCATGGACGTGGATCAAGGGGCTGTTCGACGACTCGACCGCCGAATCCCGCGCGGCAACATACGCCGAGATCGACCGTCAGCGTGACGAGGCCATCTCCAAGATCGACGATGCCGAGCAGCGCGATCTGGCCCAGCGTGAGGCCGACCGGCAGCGCAAGCGCGAGGAAGCCGCGCGGCTGCACGAGGCGACGCTGGCCGAGATCGGCCGGGAGAACCTCCGCAAGCACAGCGAGCTCGACGCCGAGTACGAACGCCGCATGTCCGACAACGAGTCGGACCTCGAAGCGGCCCGCGACGAGTGGAAGCAGGCTATCGAACAGGCCCGCAAGAAACGCCAGGCCAAGGAAGCCGAGGCCGGACCAGAGGGATTGGGCGGTGCGGATGACATCATCGACCGCGCCAACCAGGCATTGGCTGGCATGGGTGACTTGCTGGCAGGCCAAGCCGCCAAGATCGGGGCGCAGGGCACGTTCAACGCTGCCAATGTACTGGGCCTGCAGGCCGGGGGCGCGTCCGACCGCATGGCCAATGGCATCGACAAGATCGAGCGCAACACGCGCCCGCTTCGTAACGCACAAGAATTGAGCTTCGCCTGATGGCTACCTTGACTGAAAAGATCGACAGCCGCGAATGGACCACCGGCGATAAGCCGACGGTCACGATGCAGTACATCCTCGACGGCACGGCCGACGACCTGACGGCCAAGAGCCTGCTGCTGAGCTCCACGCCGACCAGCTACGATGGCCTGGTGCGCGATGAATGCACGCTCGAGCCGATCTTCGTCGATACAGTCACCGGCGTAGGCAAATGGGACTGCCGCGTCCGCTACGTCAAGCCCGAGTACACCCCGCCGGAGGTGGGCGAGTCCAGCTTCGCCTTCGACACCGGCGGGGGCACGCAGCACACCACCCAGAGCATTACGACGGTCAGTCGCTACGCCGCATCGGGCACCGCGCCCGACTTTGGCGGGGCCATCGGCGTCACGCACGACAACGTCGAGGGCGTGGACATCACCGTGCCGATCTACAACTTTTCCGAGACGCACTACCTGGACGACTCGTTCGTCACCTCCGCGTATCGCGGCACGCTGTTCAACCTCACCGGCAAAGTCAACAACGGTCCATTCAAGGGATTGGCTGCGGGCGAGTGTTTGTTCCTGGGCGCGTCGGGCGCGAAGCGTGGCGAGGAAGACTGGGAGATCACGTATCGCTTCGCGGCCAGCCCGAACCGCACGAATATCAGCGTCGGCAGCATCACAGGCATTGCCAAGTGGGGCTGGGAGTACATGTGGGTCCGCTACGCCGACGAGGAGGACACCGGCAGCAACACGCTGGTCAAGAAACCCGCGGCGGTCTACATCGAGAAGGTCTATGACCTCGCGAACTTCGCTTCCCTGGGGATCGGCACATGAGTGATTCGCTGCGCAAGGTCCAGTCCGGCCAGAAACTGCACATCCCGGCGGCGGCGTACAACGCATTTGTCGATGCGGCGGCCGATTATCGCCGTCGCACCGCCCACATCGGCCAGAAATCCGAGCCGTCTTTCCGCCAGGCCAGCATCGTCATGGTGCGTAACGATAGCGGCTCGAATCAGAACCGCCTGGCGGTGTTGGGCATCGACACACCGATCATCGACCCGACGGCCAACGACAACGAGTTCAAGAATCGTGTGGCACTCTCGTGCGTGATGCCCGCTGTCGATACGCACGAAGGCAAGTTCGTCATCCTGGCCGAACCCATCGCCACCGGCAAGATCGGGCGGGCCTACGCCGCCGGTGTCTGCCCGGTGCAGATCATCGTGCTGGACACGGAAGCCGAGGAGTATGAGTTCGCCGACATCTTCGATGGGTTCCCCAACGGGCTTTTCGCCGATCCCAACGGCTCGGCGTCGATTCTCTGGAAAGAAGAAGGCACGGGCTTGAAGTGGGCCATCGTCCGCTTCGGCAATCGCCAGCCGCTGCGAATCTTCCCCGTGGACCTGACACAGGTCGGCGGCGCACAGGGCGACGAAGCCAACCCGGCCACCTGGACGTATGACGTGCTGGACATCACCACCGGCGAAACACTGGACAGCGCCGTCGATCCTGTCGCCACCCCGCACAAGTGGCAGCGCCCGGCCGTCGGCCAGATGATCGCCGCCACGTTCGGCTATGCGCACTACGTTCCCAACGACTCGTATGGTTACGACCTGGTGCTCGGCTGGATCAACGAGATGGTCGACCAGGAGGCCTGCGACGATTCGGGAGGCACGTAGATGGCCACCCCCGGCAAAGCCGTTGTCAGACCGGGCGGCAAACGCGGCGTGCTCAGTAGCGGCAAAGCCGCGACGTTCGGCGCGGAAGGCCAATGTCCCGCATGCTGCGCCTGCGAGCCGTTCGTGCTCGGATCGTACACGACCCATCGCACCTACTCGCCATGCTGGGATCTGACGCCATACCAGGGACCGGGTAAGGCTCCGCCTGGATCATTCTGGCGGCTGATCGAGATGGGCAGTTGTTACCCCAGTTCCTATCCGTGGTACGGCGCTGGCTGTGTCGATGCGGATGGTCGGTTGGTGAACCTACCGAACCAGTTCTGCTCGAACTATTCATACAACGGTTACATGCAACTTCAGATCGGCTGTCTGAGCCCCGACGGCACGCAGATCATCTGGCCGGGCACTTGTCGAACGCCCACTGCGAGGTATTCATGCTGAAAGAACTCCACGATCAGGGAATCATGACACACATGCCGTTCCTCACGCCCGGCGAGGATGGACAGCCGGTGCTTCTGTTCTGCCGGGCGGACGAGTCGCATATCTGGAAAGCGTGCTATCGACTGCCGGACGGTTCGATCCATCGACTGGACACCGGTCTGCCATCTGATGTGTGCGAGTGTGCGCCCACCGCCTGGTATGACGGCGACGGATGGCATGTCTCGTTCATCGCGGGCGGTGCTGCCGACGATCCGCTCTATCGCTTGTACCGCATGGACGGCCCGGCGCTGGATCAACTGGGTAAGCCCGTGGCCGTTCACGCCACGCGCGCGGGCTTCGTGCATGGTGATCGTCTGGTTCATGCCGACATGGAGAACCTGATCCACGTCCTTCAGCCGTCGGGCGACCTCGACATCGAGCTACCCGGCGCGTTCATCTACCGCGTGGCCTACCGGGCCGATCAGCCCGATACGCTGTTGATCAGCGGCCAGTGGCAGATGGAGGACGATGTCTTCACGCTGGAATACGACCTGCAAACCAGCCAGCAGAACACCATCGAGTGCGACGGGCTTCCGGCCTACAAATGCACGATTCTGGGTGATCAGATGCTGTATGCCCAGCGGATCGGCGAGCATTTTGAGAGCCGACGAATCAATACAGCCGTGGCGTCATCGCGGCGATCCACCAGCGCGGCCGCCCGTCGGCAACCGGGCCAGGTGGAACCGATCGTGACCCAACCGACCGGCGGGTGCGGCTGTCGCGGTGGCTCGGGGCCTGGCGGAATCACTGTCACGCGTGCGTCATGTCTGGAGTGTATCGAGAAACACCTCGGAGCCGCCTACGTCCTGCTCACCGAAACCCGCGACGGCTACGCCCATCGCCTTCGAGCCATTGGTCATCTGCACGAAGCCGAGGACGAGTCGCAGGAATGGCCGCAGCTGCACGCGGTGATTCGAGAGGCCCGCAAGCGGTATCAGGCGGCTGGGGAGATGCCGGATTGGAACGGGCTGGATGGAATGCTGGCGGAGGTGCGAGAGCAGATCAAGCAGGCGTCGGCCTGATCAATTGGGGCAGGCGATCTCGACGTTCTGTTCATCCAGAAGCTGCTTCCAGAACCGGCGCTGCTTGCGCCAGTCGAGTGCGGTGGTGATCTGTCGGATGTGCCGTTCGCGGATGGGGTCGCGGCCCGTCAGCGTTCGCGGCAGGAACAGAATCGCTTCCTGGATGTCGGGGGCCAACAGCAGCAGGTTCATGATCTGCGTGACGCGAGCGCGGCTGACCTGGCCGAGCCGGGCCAGTTCCGCCTGGTCAGTGATTTCGCCTTCGTTGATCAGCCGGTCGAAGCGTAGCGCCAAGGCCATCAGCTTCGAGATACGCGGCGTGCGGCCGACGGGCGTTTCCTGCGGTGTGTCCGTAACCGGGCCCTCACGCAGCACCTTGCGGCTCCTTTGCCCGCGTCCGAAGTGCACTTCTTTCTGAATCGTCAATCCCTTCATGCGGTTGCCTCCTGTGGAGTGAGTTCATCGGCCAGCGTCTTGATGCCCGTGGGGTGGAAGGTGATCGACACCGTGCCGTTCACCCCGTCGTAGTCAATCCGCTCAATGAGCAGGTGCAGGATGCGGGCCTGCTCGCGGGCGGTCAGCGTGTCCCAGAGCGGATCAAACAGCGAGCACGCCTCGCCAACCTCGCGGGCGTCCACCAGTTCGCGGGATAGCGCCACGATCTGCTCGCGTACCTCGGTCGTTCGCTGTTCCGCGATCTTGATGCGATCCTGCACGTCGGCCATGCGGTCGGTGGTCACCCCGTTCGTTCGGCCCTTCGCGGCCAGATCCCGCAGTTCGGCGTTGTGGCGATGCAGCTCGCGTTCCAGCGTGCGCTTCTCGTCTTCGAGCTTGCCGATGGCTTCCTCCCGCTGGCGGCGGCTCTCCTCAAGCGTCTCGGCCAGCAGGTTCGTGTCCTTGCCGATGGCCTTGACCTGGTCGACGACGAACCGCTCCAACTCCGGCGCTGGCACCGATGGCGACGGGCAGTTGTGCCAGCCGCGCGACTGAGCGTTCTGGCATACGTAGTAGCGATACCGCTTGTTGCCGCCGCTGGCTGTCGTCTTCGTCGCGTGCGTGGGCACCATGCCGCATTCGCAGGGCACGCATCGCACCAAGCCCTTGAGCACCGCTCCGAAGCGGTTCCGAACGTAGGGAGCGCCGCTGCGGCCGTTGCGCTTCAGCAGGCGTTGCGCCCGCTCGAAGATGTCCTCATCCACAATGGCCGGGTGTTCACCGTCGTAGACCTCGTCCTTGTAGGTGATCTTGCCGAGATAGATGCGGTTGGTGAGCAGCTTGAACAGGCTGTTCTTGTTGAAAGGCTTGCCGCCGCGCTCGTAACCCTTGCGGGTGGTCCATCGTTTCGTGGTCCAGCCGCGAGCGTCGAGTTCCTTGACGACCTCGATCAGCGACAGCCGGTTCAGGTACAGCTCGAAGATCTCTCGCACGCGAGCGGCTTCATCATCGTTGGCGTGGAGTCGTCCGCCGCGAGCGTCCACGTCGTAGCCCAGCATGGGCATGCCGCCGGACCATTTGCCCTTGCGGCGGGTAGCGGCGATCTTGTCGCGGGTGCGTTCGGAGATCATCTCGCGCTCAAACTGGGCGAAGCTCAGCAGGACGTTCAGCATCAACCGGCCCATCGAACTGCTGGTGTTGAACTGCTGCGTGACCGACACGAACGAGACGCTTTGGCGTTCCAGCACGTCCATGATCTTTGAGAAGTCGATCAGCGAGCGGCTGAGGCGATCCACCTTGTAGACCACGATGCAGTCGACCTTGCCGTCCTCGATGTCGCCCAGCAGACGCTTGAGCGCGGGCCGTTCCATGTTCCCGCCGGTGAACCCGCCGTCGTCATAATGATCCGGTAGGCAGACCCAGCCTTCGGACTTCTGGCTGGCGATGTACGCCTCGCCCGCGTCGCGTTGGGCGTCGAGGCTGTTGTATTCCTGTTCGAGGCCGTCCTCGGTACTCTTGCGGGTGTAGATGGCGCATCGCAAGGTCGGCGGGCTATTGTCATTGCGTTTACTCATCGGCGTCTCCGTTCTGCCGCAGCTTGAAGAAGTGGTAACCGTTCCAGTGCTTGCCGGTGACGGCCTTGGCGACGGCCGAGAGGCTGCGGTAGACCTCGCCCTCGTACTCGAAGCCCTTGGGCCTGACCTTCACCACGATCTCGCGGCCCTTGTAGACGCGGGTGACGAACGACCCCGGCAGCGGCAGGCGTGGGTCGTGGTCGGTGGGCGGAAGCGTCGCAGCCTTGGTGGTGAAGCCCGGCGCAATGTCGTCGGTTGGGTGTTTCGGCGCGGTGGTTCGCAGGTCAGCGTCGTTGGCCAGTTGCTCGGCCCGCCTGCGGGCTCGTTCGGATAGGTCGCCCGCCTCCTGGGCCTGCAGTCGCCAGGCGATGCGTTTGACCAGGTAGTCCTTGTGTCCCGAGCGGGTCGTCTCGCCGAATGCTTCGATGTGCTTCTGGCGAAGCTGCGTTACCGTCATTCGTCGCAATTCGGCGATCTGTCTGCCTACGTTCATCGTCATGATTCGAGCTCCTTCATGTTCTCGCGGTCGTTAACCAGCGGGCACATGAGGGCTCGTTTTCGCCCCCTCATCAAGGCAATCCTGGCCGGATTCCGAAGCTTTTCTGGCGGTGCGAGATGGGTGCGAATCATGCGTGTTTTCGCGGCATTGGCGGAGGCGAAGCACGCCTCGGGCGAGGATGGTCGCGATCTCGCGTCGGCGCTGCGGTGGGGTCATTACGGCCGGGTCTTCCAGCATGTCGGTCAT